GCCCTCCTGAGGCGATGGTAATAACTCGGTCGAGAGGCTTGGACACTCGGATAGGGTCCAGCCGTCGCTTGCTGGCCATGGTGCCCTCCTGAGGCACGGGTGGGTCGGCCCACCATCCGGCGCCCCGTGGGGCGCCGACAGCTGGGTCGTTTAGTTTGAAGCCTTGGCAACGCGCCAGACCCGCTCAAATCCGCGCTCATCGCGCTCATCCTCGCAGATTTCAAACATTTCCCCGGTGACGGGGTCGTAGATCAACACTGTATCAGGTGACACTTCGGCGATAAAAGCATTGTCCGGTGCGTCTGAGTACGCGTAACGATCGCTCTTCGTCATCGAGCGGAAATCGTGACCAAAAAAGCGCATGTTGGTTCTCCTTTTGATGGGTCGGCCCACCATCCGGCGCCCCGTGAGGCGCCGATAGCTGGGTCGGGGCGCAGGCCACTTAGTCAGCCGATTGAGCGAGGGCCAGGGGGGCAGGTCGCGTCGGCGTTTGGGTGGGGGCGCACGGCGCGATCGGCGCCGGGTCTCTGAACCGGGAAGAGCGACCACTAAGGGCGGCTCATTTTTCGCCCCGCAACTCTGAGCCCCCACCAGCCTAAGCGTAGGGTAGGGAACCGGTTGAGACGGGGCGTCTCGGGGGGTGGCTAACTGGGCCTGTCTCTGTAACTGACCCTGTTGTGCGCCATAATAGTAACCACGTCAAACGAAAAAATACGATTTTTGGTAAGTCGTTGAATTTACGACAAAATAAAAAGTTCGGCGCCGGCAGGGTTTGACCCACCAGCGCCGATAAAAGTTTAGTTTAGCGCGTAAGCCCTTGACTTACAAGCGTCTTTTTAGCGCGATTTGGCCATGGCCTCGTCCCATGTGGCGTGCGATGCCGTGCCCCAGGTGCGGCCATATTTAATGTCGGCCCGCATGGGCACGTCGAGCGCGACGGCCGTTTCCATAAGCTCGCGGGCGCGTTCGGCCTTGCCGGGGGTGTCAACGCTAAAGCTGAGTGCGTCGTGCAGCTGGAGCATGGGCACTAAGCCCTCGCGCCAGCAGGCCCTCATGGCGAGCTTGGTCTGGCGCGCGGCCGAGCCCTGAATTAGCGTGTTCATGGCGCGGCGGGTGTTGGCGCGCTTGATCCTCACCCTGATCCCCCGGTCACGCGCCAAGTCTGCCGCCCACGTTTGGCAAGCGTCATGGCGCATATAGGGCACGCTCTTAAGATCATCTGGCAGGTCCCACCTGACCGGCTCCCACAGGTCGAAATGGCAGCGCACGCCGTCCATCAGGCGAACGAACCCACGCTGCTGGGCGATGCGCTCGCACTTCTCGGCTAGCTGGCTGACGAACGGCATCTCACGGTCGTATTGGTCATATATCTCCTGCGCCCGCTCCACGGGCTGGCCAATCATGGCGGCGAATTTTGGCACGCCCGCGCCATATGCCTTGGCGAAGTTAGTGTCCTTAGCTGGTTTGCGCTCCAGCCCCGTCATCGCCGCCACCATGCTGTGGAAATCCGTCTCAGGGTCGTGGCAATATCTGTCGCGGGCATCCGCCGCCTTGGTCAGCCCCGACTTATAGGCATAGTCAACGATCAGGCGATACTCCTGCTGTGCATAGTCCTCCTCCGCCCACAGCTCGCCCTCTTCGGGCAGATAACAGCCGCGTATCAGGTTCTTGAATTCCTCGTCACGACTGGGTTGCTGTTGTAGTGCCGGGTCGCTGTAACTAAAACGGTGGGTGCGAGTGCCGCCCTCGTCCGACCGAAACTGATTTATCGATGCGTGGATACGACCCTTGTTTGCATAGCCCAGAATGAACGCATCGATGAACTTGGTCGCGGCGTTGTTGCACTTGTCTGCCTGAGCTATCAACTGCGGTAACCAGTGGCTGTGCTTATGCATCCAGCCGGTTGATCCCGCCGTATAGCTGGGCTGGCCACTGGCGAAGCGCTTGGTGGGCGCGGTATAAGGCGCCGTGATGCCCTGAGCCTGATGGTGACGGTGCAGCCACTCGGTCGAGCCTATCTCTGTCATCGTCACAGTCGTGCCCAGGCGATGAGACAGGTCCGCGAATATCTCATCGCGCCGGGTGATCAAGAGCTTGCGCGCCTCAAGCGCATAAGTGAGGTCAACTCTTATGCCCCGGCGCCTCATCTCAATGCACATTGGTATAAGATCACACTCCAGCTGATAGGCCCCGCCAGCGCCCTCAGAGGCCACCAGGGGCCTCATCGCGTCGGCCAGGGCATAGGTGGCCACAGCGTCTTCCTGGGCGTAGGGACCCACGTAGCGGGCCGGCAGGGCATGAATATTAGCGGCGGGCTTGCCCGCCAGGGCATAGGCGGCGCAGGCCTCGCGCAACAGGGCGTCATCCTTGCCGGCCAGCCCATAGCTCTTGCACAGGTCATCAAGGCTATAGCTCAACCGGTTCTCGTCGATCATTACGGCCATGGCCGTGGTGTCATCAATCGCGTCGGGTGGCTTGACGCCGAGGTCGGCCTGAAGCCAGCCTAGATCATAGGGCGCATTGTGCATGACCCAGCGCAGGTGACGATGGTCATTGAGCCACCGCGCCACCTGTGCCTTGTCGAAACATTCCGTCTCCGGGTGGACGAGGGGCACATACAACGTGCCCCCCGGCCACGCGACACTCACGCCACAGACATAGCCGTTGCCCGTCGCCCAGCCCGGTCCCTTGCTCGACTGAATGCCCTTGTCATATTCCTCAGTGTCAATGGCCCACGACTTGAGCCCCCTGAGGTCGGGCAGCTCTGCCGGGGGGGTCCATGCGCTCTCGGGCACTATCAGCGGCAGTTGAGTGCCGCCGATGTGAGCGTCATGCTTGCGCTTAGTCTTTGGCATCTCTCAACACATATTTGCCGCCGCTCTCATTGGTCCAGTGGTATTGTTTCTGGGCGTCTTTTGGCAGTTGCAAATATTCGTAATTATTGAGGTCCCGAGCGGGCGCGTCATCCTCGATATAGCTGTGGTGACCGCCATCATCCGGCGTGCCCGGCCAGTTCGGCTCGGGCGGGGCGACGGTGTGACGCGCCTCTATCTCCGCCTCCACGAGCAATAGATAACGGCGCAGATCGCGCACTTCAGCTAACACGCTGCCGTCATCACCGCTGCGGTCGGCTTCGATCATGTAGAATATATCCTCAGCCCGCAAGCCTCTCACCATCCAATCCAGCAATTCCACGGCCACTAAATAATCAGTGGCCCTGCTTTTATTGTTTATCTGCTCAAGCAGAGCGTCTTTCCGAACGTCTTCCAGATCATTGAGGCTTATGCCTTCAGGCAGAGGGGGTCGCGCCATCATGGCTATCATGCGGTCCATCTTGCGGCGCAGCATGAACCATGCGCTGCGCCCCCCGGCTAACTTCCAGCTTGCGCCATAGCTGCGATCCTTGATCTTGAGAAACCGAACGTCTTCATCGGCCACTTTTTGCAACTGGCGATGGTGGGCGAATAGATCAGTCATAGTTCATTCCCCTGTTCTGTGCCTATGTGTTCTTATGCGCCGTTCTATATACTCGCGTGATCGAGAGATTATCATGTCCGCCGCGTCGTGATCAAGGCAGAGCACACGCTCTTGCCGTTCATCGATTGCTGTGCGGCATGTGTGCTGTGGTGCGACAAAGGCCCGATTGCCGGCCTCAAGCTCATCGAGGCAATGCTCCCACATCTCGATGAACTCGATCAGTTTGAAGATAACCTGCTCATCCGCTGTGAGTTTGACGGGCGCGGGCACGCCCCACGGCAGACACTGGGCCAAATGACAATCGTGCTCCAGCTCATTAAAGAGCTTTTTCATCGTTTCACTGCTGCGCTTGAAGGGGTATGGCATATCACCTGGCCCGACCTCGCCCACGTCATGCATGAGCGCATGAACGATCATTGCGCGCGGCGCCTCGGGCCATATGGCGAGCAATAGCCGCGTCAGCTGCCAACTATGACCCTGCACATCCTGGCCCACGACTGTCGGGAACGTGTGCCATCGTTTCACGCGCCCAGCGCGGCGGGGGTCAACGTTTTCTGGTGTCCACTTCATGCTCGCCTCCCCAACCATCCCCTGCATGCAGTGCGCCAGTGGGGGCACCGCATTCCCGTCGCCACGATTAGAGCTTCGCCCCGGCGCCCCGTGCGATAGAGTGCATGAGCCAGTGCCGCGCGCCACACGTCATCAAGCCACGGCTCTAACTCCGAGCTTCCCCCCGCCCAACCGCTATTGACACTGACCGTCTCAGGGCTTGCGTGTAACGCGTCTAAGTGATCCCCCAGTTTAAATAACAACTGCTCAAATGTAGCTGGACTAGTTACAACAGGTTCAATAAGATCAGGAATAAATAAATAAGTTTCTTCGGTCTCCAACAGATAAGCCAGAGCGTTAAGCTTTTCCTTCCAGTGCATTGTGTCAACGTTCGCTTGCAACTTGCCGCGCCGCATCGCGCGCTCTGCCATGCGGTCCACGTCAGCCATATAGACGTGATAATTATTGCTGATCTGATAATAGGCGCCCACGGTCACGCCGATGCGCGCAGCCATATAGCTTTGCAATATGCTGAAGTGCACCGCATTGGCGCCATAGCCGCCCATGATCATGTCATTGCTGCGGCAACAGACAGTCATTTCTAATTCCGCAAAGAGGTTATTTCGCCGGAGGAAATAGACGTGTGTGTTACAAGGTCGGTCCCTCCAATCTTCTCTCAGGTCCCCGTATATAAAGTTGTCCCACATCTGCAAGACACATTGGCGATTAAGAGGATCAGTCATTAAACGATCTGTGATGATCGCCAACTGGTCCTGATCATCTCTGAGCCAGCGCCATCGTGCGCCATAAGCCCCATGTATCAAACCTTTAGCAAAGCCGCTTGTCTCAGCAAACCGGTCAAAGTCTTTCACATATGGCGTGAGAAACGCGGCGTCACAGCGCCCCAATAGCATCCATACGCTCTCCACCAAGTGGAAGAACGGATTAGCCTCGCGCAATGGCGCCTGAAGCACGCAGTTAGCGGGGTGACGATAGTGCGTCGTCACCGGCCAGGGCGCCACGATCACCGGGCCGGCGCGGCTATCTTGGGCCTCGCCATAGTGGCTAAGCAGTCGCAGCCCCTCTGGCAACGCACCCCCGACTGAGTTAACAGTTATGATCTGCATAAGTTCTCCTCCATGATTTCGCTAAGCAACATGCCCACCAAGAGCCTGTTGATACCATGATTATACCATGGGTTACGCCCACTAGGGTGGGGCACCTGTCTATAAGTTACACTGTCAATAACGGTCGGCAGCAATAGCCGGGGAGGCAGGGCGAAGGCGTTCGCAACATCACGGCCCAGCAAGAGCACGACGCGCCCGCTGCCCGACCATTCACTGTGCCACAGGGCGGCCTGCCATCGAGCCTTCACGGGCAGAAATTTCCCCCGGCAGAGATTTCGCCTGTCGAAGTTATCACGATAGCTCATCATGGTGAGCATCTCATATGCACTCATCATGGCATATAGCCGGCCCCCAGCCGAATGCTTTGGTAGAGGATAAAGAGCATACTTGTCCTTGCCATAGGGGTTATTCATTCCTACCAGTACAGGGCGCCGGTCAATTGACATAGTCATTCGATCTTCTTAGCCAAGTCATGTACTGTCTTACAGAAACGATATGTGCATTCAGCGAGATAATCAAATATGGCGGGGGCTGTCTTGAGGTTGTAGTTTGGATCAAGCACGCGCGTGCCTCCCGCATAAGTGGCTATGCATCGCGCGCGTGACATTAGCCCCCGTGCCTCCAGTCGTCGTGCGTTGGCTCCGTCCATATACAGTATCAGGTCCGTGTCGAGCATATTATCGGTAAGTTGCCGTGAACGATGAGCCTCAAGATCAATTCCGTGTCGAATAGCTGATTCACGGGCTCTGCGAGCCGCCCTACGGCCATCGTGTGTGTGAAGGCCCGCTGATAGCACTGAAAATTCTGGCCGCAGGTGGCGGATCAGAGCCTCAGCAAATGGGCTACGGTTAATATTGCCATGGCAGACAACTAAAATACGCATGCTGCCTCCTGCGCCATCTCTTCTTGTATTTCTCGAATAGCCATAGCCGCCTGGGCGCGTGTGACGTAATGCACTGATGTGCGTCGGTAGCGTTCTTCCATCCAGTGCACATAGGGCTTGAACTGGGGTACCAATGGCGCCCAGGCTCGCGCCATAGCCGCCATGTCAACCCGATTATCGTCTAGCGCGTGCTCAAGAAACCGCCTGCACCATTGCGTGGCTAATGTCACATCAACGCCGCGCAACGTGCCGGGGAAGTGGCGAAACTCTATCGTGTCAGTCTCCAACATCTGACGCAGGTTAACAGCGCAGCGGGGCTTGGTAGCCCAATAAAGCTTGCCGCTCGCCACGTGGAGCGCCTCTGCTTCGAAGAACTCTCGGCAACTGAGCGCCGCTAGCTGACGCTCGACTATCTCCTTAGGCATGATGCGATGATGCGAAACCTTGCGCCTAGCATAACGGGCACGTGCTCCTCGCCAAGCTGCCTTGTCGGGATAATCCATGCGCTGCGGCTCAGGTATAGGCTCAAGCGCCGGCAGCACTTTGGGTAGCCAGCGCGCGCAGAATGCCTGTACGTCTTTCAGCGCACGCAAATCTTTCTTCAACCCCGGCACTCTCACATGTATGTGTAAGTTGCACCTATATGTAACGGCGATGCGATTAGATAATCGCACAATGCGGTCAAGCTGCTCGCCCGCCGCGCCAGGGTCGGCGCTGGGCGCGGTCTGAACCTCACCCCCCTCTGGCCAAAGCTCACCGCGCGGGTCAACAGCGATGCCGCAGCTATTAACCATGCTGTGGTCCTTGAGGTCGAGACCCTGACCCGGTTCGAGCGGCACCTGGTCACGCCGCCAGTCGGCTAGCTCAAGCTCCGCACCATAGGTCCAGCGGCTCATAAAAGCAGCTCTTTTACGTGCAGGAAGGCCTCCTCGCGACTAAGACTAGTTACGGTTACTCCTGCATCCTTCAGCCTCCCTCGGGCGCTGAAGATTGGCTTCATGCGCTTCCGCGTGTTGTTCTCGTTCACTGGCTTCTCCTCTCCGCGTGCACGGCGCCGTTCGTTGATGGACGCAATGCAATCGTCAATGGGCGTGTTAAGGAAGATCACGTGCACCGGGCTGATACGCTGGAGCTCCACGGTGCGGCGCACCTCCTCACTGAGCAGCAGACCCTCGAAGATCACGTCAGCATCCGCTGCCCAGTAACCAATCAGCTCAAAGGCCGTCTCGCGCTGTTGGATATTGTCACACCCCCCGGTCACCTTGCCCTCGCGATAGGGGCCAATGACAACTAGGGCACCACGCTGCGTTCGCGTGCGGTGTCCAATGAGCTTGCCCTCGAACGTAACGTCCTGCCAATTGGGCAGCTCCGCCATGATGCGACGCACCAGGTGCGTCTTGCCCGCACCTGACGTTCCGCGAATATTGATGATCACGACTTCTCCTCCATGAGTGATTTCACCATGTCCAGAGCCATCCCCCGGTCGAGCCAACGGGCCTCGCAGCCCGCGTCCTTAAGCCGGGAATAATTTCGCCTAGCCCGCCTGCGTTCATCGGCCAAATAAGCCTGCCAGGTCTTCTTACCCTCCTTGCGCTTGACCCCCTTAGCGTCACGCCGCGCTTGAACACCTGCCAGACAATCCTCGTATGATGTGGAGAGACAAACGGCCACGTAGCGGAACCCCTCATTCTTTAGCTTAATGGCGCGAAGCACCTCACAGCTAACGCGCACGCCCTCGTAAAGCACGCTATAGCCCTCAGTCATGTGTTCCCTGACCCGCTCATAAATGTAGTCATTATCGGGCAGGTTATCCGCGCCACCGCACGCCACCCCTGGCATATACGGGCCCAGCACGACAACATTCCCCCGACTATAGTGCACGGGCTGTTTCTTACCCGGCAGGAATACTGGGGTCCAACTGCTCAGGTCACCCATGAACGCCCGCACCAGTGTGGTCTTCCCTGAGCCAGAGCAACCCCTGATATTAACTGCGACCGGGCTCATGCTAGCTCCTCCGGGTAATAAACATCGTTGGGCATGGGGGCCAACAGCCGAGCCGCCGTCGCGCCCCAGCCCGTCAGGGCGTGTCGAACCTCACGAATATCCTTGCCGATAAAGTAATGGTCGTTAAGGCTGCTCTTCCACTTGCAGAGTATTGTCTCCAGCTCCTGCGGGCCACACGGCCTCTCGTTCTTTGGTGGCGCCTTAAACGCCCTAAAATGTCTTGAGAAAAGAGCGTGCACTTCTTCCAGTGTCGTATTTAAGATATTCGCCAATAACGCCAGCCCCTCACGCGGTGAATCATAGAGCAGGGGCACAGTGTCCGGGAACGTAACACAGGTCACCGTGCAACGGTCGATCATATCCGCCGCCTTGAAGGCGATCCACGGGCCAAACATAGGCCAGCTCTGCACCATGGCCATGATGTCTTCGGCCTTCAGAGGCGCATGGTTGACTATATTAGTCACCTGTTCCAGCGCACCAATCTGACGCAAAGCCTCG